CGTAGAGCTGCGGCGAGGGTGTCCCTTTGGTCGTTTTCCTTATACGTCCAAATCTTGCGCCAAGGCTGATAAAAAAGCCCTGTACGTGTCGCGACACGCCTCCTTGCCTGTTGCCTGCTGCCATCTCTCCTTGGCCTTCATGACACTGAGCCGGTCTTTCTCGATGGCATGTCTTACAGCTTCCTCGTCCGATGAGTCCATTATTGGCTTGGCTCCTTGTCCCGGTTTGTTTCGCAGACCATCGATACCTTGTTCGAGATACCGTCTGACCCAGCGGTTGACCTTGTGTTCCGAGCACGACAGCCTTTCCGCTATCTTCTTTGAGGGCATGCCATCGGCTTTGTCCAATATTATACGGCTTCGTTTCTGCATAAACGGCCTGGAATCGAAGTGCTCTATGTACTCCAACTCCACACGTTGTTTCTTGGTAAGTTTTACTTCTGTGATTCTCATAGCTGTATCTTACCTTGGTATTATGCAAAAACCGTGCCAACATATGTACATTAATTTTTAGTAGCTACTTATATTAAAAACCAATTCAAAATGACTATGAGACAGTCGGTATTCATCTTTCTGATCGCCCTGTTGCTGGGTGCTTGCAGCAACAACGACACTTCCACCCCAGAATGGGAATATAACATCGTTTCCTTTGAAGGATCCAAACTCCCAACTGTTTATAGCCCCAATGATAAAGAGGCTTTAATTGAACTGAGCGATTCCCAGCCCTTACATTTTCCGGAAGCATCAAGTATTCCCAACTCTCTTAATCTATATGGTAAAGAAGGATGGGAATTGGTGAATGTTTATACTACTGTAGAAACAGTATATCCAAAATCTGAGAATGATACAAATACTCGGACCAATACAATTAACTTTGTATTTAAGCGTATCAAGCAGAAGGGTAAGTAGTGGCAAAAAAGAAATGCGATCCTAAACCGGCGCCACTGGTAAAATGTCTGATATGTGGTGAGACCCTTAAAGTTACCAAGTGGCGCAAACATTTGGCTCGATTTCACGATGAAGTAGATGATCCCAATTTTAGAGATTTCTTTGTTATTTTGAAACACTTATCTCGTTCAAAAATCAAGTGTCGCTTATGTGATCAGGTAATCACACTAACAGACTGGGAATATCATCTGAGAGTGAAGCATGGATTAAAAAATGATTTAAGACTCAAAGAATTTTACATAGGTCAAGACTCTTCTACCCAGATTGCAAATAAATCGTGGTATAATCCACAGTCCAACGAAGATTTACCTTGCGGCACCATTGTCAATGGTCCACCACCAATCAAGATTATTTACAACTCAATATTTTCAAGCAGGAAGAAATTTTAATAATAAATGCACCGGGCTTATTACTCGGTGCATTGTTTTACAGCTTTGTGTATGTAATGACTGTTTCTGGCATAGTAAACAGCATCTTTCAGAGTCCATCCCGTAGGACGTAAGGGCTTCAATCCAAATCGACGGTATGAGATTAACGCTCTTCGGAAACGAGCCGTCTTAAAGGCCGGATTTTCACTATTAAGAGCGATTGTTTCAATAACCTGATGACTGATAGTGCGACTTCTGTCTGTCGTTTTAATGATATTTCGATACTCCATAAGCAACAGATACTCGACTGGAGCATATACGAAAAGGAAGTGCCCTAATGCAGTCTCGTGGAACTTGACCTTAATCTTCCGGGAGTTTATTTTCGGCCCCGGTTTCTTTTTTCTTTTTTGACTTCGACTTTGGGTCTGAGGTTTCGGTGGTTGCTGCCACAACCTCTCCTTCTCCCCAGTCCTGAACTTGATCTCCAGCATTGGTTTCAAGGATTACTTCGGTTGTTGTCGGCTGTTCAGGCGACACACTTTCCTGATGTTTCTGTTTTCTTTGATGGGCGTAATCATTGCCCAGATTGTGAACTTTCATATTGTTTGAATTTGAAGTTAATATTCGGTATCTGCAATTATGATGTTTATCTTATTGAAGTTGATCATAAATTTCGACATTATGTTTCGGATATCGCGTTCATAGTCTTCGTGGTTGTAATTGACGGTATCGACAATGGCTGGCGCATAAACATTAGTCTGATCAATCGACTCCATATAATCATCATTATACTTTTTGCCGTTATCCTCATTATCCCACGATAGGGCATTGTTCCAAAGCATACGATTCTCCCACATACCAGTATTGATGCAGGTCAGGTTCATATTCATACTAACCAATGGTTCAGTATCAACATTCCATCTGAGAGCATTATCCCAGTGTAACCCATTCCTCCAAACATTACTACTGAAGCAAGATAAGGATTCATTGATACCTTGGGTGATGAAGAAATTATCGTTTTCTTTGAGAAAATGAAGTTGAAGGCGATACTTCAGATACCACTCCAAAGATGACTTCTGAGCAGTGATATGACATTCGATGTATCGCTCCAATCCCCACGCCTTAAAACGGCTATGGGCAGAGGCAATCGGACTGAGAATGGCTTGTAAAAGCAAGGAAATTTTCTTACCCCTTGCCCAAAAAGGTAATAGTCTGCCGATTAACTTGGCGTTGTCAATATTAGTGAAATCAATATTTATCATTCTTGGTCAAGAGAGGCTAAATACTGGTCCATCTTTGAAGCTGCTACCAGTGTAAGATTATCACTATTGATGGTCATAACTGAATTGGTGTCAAGCAAACGGATATAACCACTCTTCAACCTGATACGATTATTCAGTTCGACCGGCTCATCATATTTTCGATCGGTCGTATTATATGAGCTGACATAGATTTTAATGCTGTTACTGATGTCAGTAATGTGTTCGGTCTTTCTAATGACATCCAGAACTGACTGGTAGTAGAACATACCATTAAATTCCAGTTCATTAGCGAAATCAATCATTGCTTGTTGCAATTCCGTCAATGCCTGGGCTGCCGTCACATAACTGTCATTATAATAAATGGGATTGTGCTTGTCTGCAATAATGGTGATTATGTCACCGGGAGAGCTTTCGCAATAAATGTCGGCTCCTATAAATTTGATTTGCTGAACATACATTCTGAAAGCGGTCAGCTCATAATCATTGAGAGGCATATAAGGAATACCATTATTGACTTCATTAGAGTTGTCATTGGCTTTGCATACTTTCAAAGTGAGCGACATATCATCAGTTTGCCATGCAGCTTTTTCAATAATTCTGTGAGATGTGTCTGGCTGGACGTATTCAATTTTCATTGTGTCTTCATTGAAACGTAGCTCATCTCCAGTTTCAGTCACACTATTGTATTGGAACTTTTTGGCCATCATTGCATACCAATCTGGAGTGCCATTGATGCGACCTTTGAGAACTTCTGCAATCCTTACTTGAAATAGGTCAAGCACAGCCTCGTAAGTATGTATGCAGACAGCCACAACATAGGTCAGCAAGTTTAACATACTGAGCTTACTGTTGCTGCGGCCGGTATTGAGTTCTGTCAGCTGGAGATAATTGTTTCGTGTGCTGACAGCTTCGGAATATATTTGACTTACACTTCTCATTGCGTGATTATCAGTTTATTTAAGTCCTCAATATTTAAGACCGAGAGAAATTCATCGGCATAAATAGTTCCGAGGGGATAATAAATACCATTAAGTTCGCGGAAATCCAGTTTTGAACATTCAAAGTCACCATAGAGAGTGATGATATGTTTCCCGGACCCTTTATAGCAGTGTTCGACTTCATGCTCTTCAGTTCCTTCTATGATCTGAGGAGCAGAATAATCTCCCCAGTCCACTATAAGGTGTGTGTCGGCTTTTAACCGCACTATCATATCTGTGGTCTGACCTTGCTGATGTATGACCATCCGGGGAGTATAGAGTGATTCCCAATACATATTCTGCTCATCTGATGACATTTCCGAGAGAGAATTGTATATGGCAGAATGATAGGTTGCAATATGACTCTTGACCAGTTCCTCTATATCAAGATAATGATAGATATGCTCCCCATTTTTAACCAGCACATTATTGTCCTTTAGCCATATTACAATGCTCTTGTTGACAGCAAACTCTTCATGATAGTTAAGAACCATACCATAGGATAGTTGGGTTTCCATATTGAGCCATTCATTGCTTATCAACAAATCAAAAATGCCCTCTATACTGCCATAGAGAGTCAATGCTACATCGTATATATTTTGTCCGCTTCGGACTTTATATTGCGCCATTGATTTTTCAATATTATTTGTTATGGAATAAAGCCGTCCAAGGACATAGTTTATCCAAGGACGGCTTCATGCGGGCGGTAAATTAGGCTTCAATGCCCATTACCTCCTTGGCGATGGTCTTGGCGAGATCGCGGTATGCCTGGTAAGCCTCGTATTCGGCGGCATACTCAGCAGCTTTCTCTTCCGATACTGCGCCGGTGCGGGCAGCCAGGAAGTTGGCTGTGATGGCTTCAGACTGATCAGTGTCATACTTGCGCTTGATGAGCGTCGAGAGCAGCTGAGGATAGCTGAACGGCATTTCGAGGGCGACAACCTCTCTGTCGATTGTTACTACAGCGCAACCGCCGATCTTCTGGACGTGGTTGCCATGAAGATCCATATCCTTCTGCGCTTCCATTTCGGCAAGCATTTCGGGAGATATGACAGACTCTTCGGGAGCCATAACCTCTTCCTGTTCTACTACAGGTTCATTGTTGTTGTTGATCTGGTCCATTGTTCAGATTTTTTGAAAGTTAAAACTGGTGTTTATTATTAATAGTCTCGTTGACTTTCAAGTATGGGAATAGGGGGAATATTAATTGGGGTGTATTCAACTAACATTCTGATATATTTATCTTTATCATCTCTTTCCTCAAATTCTGCAATAGGCTGAGGAAGTGATAATCTATCTTGATAATTATGATTGAGACGGTATCTGATGCGATTCCGAGGATGATATTTCTTTTTCAGTTTGACCACTTCCATGTGACCTTTGATATAAACCCACTTGAAAATACGAGGCTCAATCTCCATAAGTCCATTATATCTGATGGCATAACTATCATAATGCCTTAATAATCCTAAGTAACTATTGACTGAGGATAAAGCCTTGATGATTTGAGATTTGGTACGACACTGATTCAGTCTGTGAATACTATGCCGGAAGCTGGTGACTGTACGATTTAACGGATAGACTCTTCCCGGTTTAACTACGGCGCCGGTAAAGTCCAATCCTTTGGTATAATGTTGCATATAGAATTTCTTGGGAGATAGTTTTAATCCAAGAGATTCTAATTTGACCCTAATTTTCGGAATTGCGTTTAGAATTTGCTCTTTTGTATCGGCCACCAAATAAATGTCATCCACATATCTGCCGTGATATTTGATACCAAACTCCTTTTCAATCGCCCAATCCAAAGAGTTCAAAAGATAGTTGGCAAACATCTGAGATGGAAGATTCCCGATAGGCATACCCAATCCATTGCCATTTGTAAAGAGTGATTTGCTGGCTGGAAGATTATTCCACATTGTTTCAGATGACTGTCTGATACAATTCTCTTCCGGGCAATGACTTAATACCACATGACATAGATAAATCAAATCGTCTTTATCCTCGCCGTGATACTTTTCTTCCACCAGTTTAACAACCATATCCTCAACCAGTTTCTTAGGGATAGACATAAAGAAACTATTGATGTCAACGGTGGCTACATAGCAATCCTGAGTGTAATTATTTGAACACTCGATTATATCTTTCTTCAACTGATCGACACCGGCCAGAGTGCCTTTGCCATTTCTACAGTTGAAAGTGCGATCATTAAATTCTTGTTCGATTATTGGCTCTAATCGGAGCCTGATGTAATGATGAATGATGCGGTCTGCAAAATCGGCCGCAAAAACCTCACGATATTTGGGGCGACTAACGACAAAGCAAATGGAACGTTTCGGACAGTAGGTTCTATTGTTGATGGCTTGCATCATATCATAGAGGTTGCCTTCTACATCAAGAGTAAACCTGATGCAGTTGTTTGTCCGCGACTTGTGTACGCGACAATCTAAATAGGCTTCTACTAATCCTTCATACGTTACCATATCAGCACTAAAAGTGATAATGCCATTTATAATTAGTCTTATCTGTTAGCAAAAATGCGATTTGTTGAAATGCTGCCACAGCGCGGACGTAGTTGCTGTTCGTGACCTTAGTGTTCCAGTTGTTGAGGTTGCCGTCGTTCAGGTTCAAGTTCCAAGCGTTCGTCGCCGAGTTCTCAGTGTATCGGGTACGTTTTCTTATTCTTAACTACACATGGGCAGTAGTACCCCCATTTCTCACAGAAGCGCATACTCTATGGTCATCCTTAAACTCCCATACTCTGTGCGTTGCACCGATCAATCAGTCTCATCCGCAGAAGTGCGTTTGCGATACCTCTTTTTCGATGCGTTCTTCCATGCTGTCACTTGTTTGCCGATAGTCGCCTCCAAATACATGAGATTGGATTGTTGCTTCCGGCTTATCCAACGATTATCGCCCGCAAGTCTAACTATCAGTTTGCAGTGTTCAAACTCACAGATGAAGTCGGTCAAATATGCTTCTCGCTCACTCTTGAACATATTTGCCTTAACAATGAATGTCGGCAATGAGATAGCAATTTTGATCCATTCTTGACCAACGGTGTGTTTTACATCCCTTGGAAAATTCTTTTGAGTGTCAATCACTGCTTGAATGTAGTGATAGGTTTCAACATAAACCGGCAATTCGTTAGATAAAGCCATTGCAACGGAGTATTAAGAAACACTGCTTTCATCATTTTTACAATAACAAACTGATTGCCAGTAGATAATCAGTTTATCCGCATAACATTATAGAAACCCTATAAAGCACACATTGCTTACCTCAGAGTACTGGAACTAATCCTGAACCTTCCAAAATGGCGACCGCTCCGAGGTAAGTTGAATGTGTGTATCTCTTCAACCCTAATGCTCGTTGCGCTCGCTCGTCGCTAACGCTCCGAAGAGTTGAAGGGTTGAAGAGATAAAGGGTTAATGAAATGCTGCCACAGCGCGGACGTAGCTGCTGCCCGTGACCTTAGTGCCCCAGTAGTTGAGGTTGCCGTCGCCCAGGGTCAAGTACCAAGCGTACGTCGCCGAGAACTCAGTCGAGGACCAATGCCAGGACTCAACAAGCGGGCTGGCGCCCGAAATGACTGAGAGGCACAGATTGATGGCGTATTTGTGCTTCCAGATGGTGATCAGCTCTGCGATAGAGGGGAGCCACCATTGGCCAGCACCGATACCGACTATTGCGCCATTCCCTTTGTCGTAGGAGCGATCGTAGGCGTTGCACCATGCAGGTGCAAACTGGGTCCAGGTCTCTTCCTCTTCACCGAAGAGTTCGACACCTTTGGCCATGATAGCGGCGGTGCGGGTCTTACCTGAGTAGTCAACATACGCTTTGTTGTAGTCGCCGCCGGTATCGGCATTGACTGCGATAGCGTTTTTCGACCATTTGAGCTGAGTGCCGGTGGGAGAAACGATGATTGGTGCCTGACCGTCAATGAGAACGAGAACACCATCAGCAACTTCGTCAGCGGCTTCGAGGGCAGCCCACTTCCAGTAGGGAACAGCGAGAGGCCAGTTATCGCTCTTACGGTGGTAGGTCACGAAACAGCCGTCAGTGGCTGCCTGAAGCTGCGGGTTAGCTTCCAGCTGATTGTTGGAAAGAGTGTCGACCTGATTCTGAAGAGCGACGTCCTTGTCATGCAGAGACTTGATCTGATCTTTCAAGAATTTCTGGACCTGAGCACCAGTTGCCTGGGCACCCTTTGCACCCCAGTCATCTTCCATTGTTAAAACTTTTTCTGCCATGTTGAAAAATTGAATTAAAAAACTGTTGGTTTATATATAATAGTATCGAGTCATTCAAACTCTAAATCCCGTTATCCCACACAGCGTCCTGTTGCCAAGGATACTCATTAATCCATAATCCAGTACCTATTACGCCGTAATGGGTGATTATGAATTTTTCTTCCAGATTACTAAGCCGTTTCTCCATCTCAGTGGCGTGGAACCAAGCGATTTTGGTAGGTATTCCCTGAGCATTGAGAACTACATTCTTAGCAATCGAAAGCCCCCAGCCATCAGGAACTTGATTGTCGGGGTAGATTACACATTGCCCAGCGTGGAAACCAGCGAGGTTCCCACTTGCCGGGTCTGTATATAGAGTGTCTGTTTCAGTGGGCTGTTGAGTCGCAACGGGAGTGTACTCATCACGACTCAAAAGAGCAAGCATATAAGTTTTAGTAAGTCCTAACTGCTCCCAGCAAGACTGAATACTAAAATCTTGACCTGCTATTTTGAGTGTTTGGAATTTTTTTGAAGTATCTGCCATTGCGATAAGTTTTTAGAGTTTATTCCGCTACTGAGAATCCGGAAAGCGTGACGGTCTGAGTGGCAGCGTCATACGCTACAGTGTTTGCGGTGGCACCGTCCTGTATTCCGTCAAGTTTGGATTTGAATGCGTTGGTAAAGTCATTCTGAGAAAGACCTTTACCATCCTCTTTGCTGACTTTGCCATTCAGAGCGGTATCTACCTCAGTCTTGGTATAATAGTTACCAATGTTGAGGTCGTTGATTGCGGCGGCAATAGCGGCCTTGACTGTAGCGGGATCACCTTCACCACCAATCCCTGTCAAAAGATTTTCGATGTTGGTAATTGCCGCAGTCATCTGAGCAGCTTCACCACCATGTTCAGCAGCCCAGTCGATGAGTTCTTTGTAGGAGTTTACTACACCATCATCGGAAACCTTGGTGGCGAAGTCGTTGAAGGCGTCTGTGATCGCCTTGGAAACTTACCCGGATCCAGTGCCGTTAAGGGTGTCGATTTTGCCACTGAGGGTAGATACCTCAGAAGATTCGGCTTTAGCGTCGATAACCGCCTTCAAAGCTGCGTCCAGCTCATCAGCTGACACATTGGCCTTATAAGCAAGAGCAGCGAGGCCCCTGATAGGAACATCAGTTCCCTGCACTGAGATGGTGCCGTTGGTCGAACCCGTTGCAATCAGAATATCGACAATTTTGGAAGCGATACTGAGAGCAACCCCATTAACCTTGACACCTTCCAGTACGTTAGCTTCTGCACCTGCTGAAATGCCGGCAAGTTTGTTGAAATCTTCAGGAGACATCAAACCTGCCTGGTCAGAAGCAGCTGCTGGGATGACGAAGGATTCTCCACCAATGACAAAGCGTGTAACTTTAAGATCTGCCATTTTGTTATTTATTTGAAGTATATAAAATTACGAGTCATTACTCCCTCGTAAATAGAGTTTTTAGATTGTGACCGTAGCTGTATCGGGATCGTAAGATTTTACTGTGACAGTCGAAGAACCTCCAGTTCCTACAGAAGCTGCGGCTTCAGTAATCAGGGCATTTGACCATTTTGAGGTATTATCCCAAAGCAATAGATTTTGCCATTTTCCGACATTAAGGACTGTAAAGCAATCCATTAATGTTTCAAGTTGGTTCTGGTGCTGTTCAATAATAGTCTGTTGAGTAGTATATTGCTGAATGAAGAGAGCAAACTGAGATTCCAGAGCTGTCAGACGGCTGTTGTGACTGATGATGTCGTTCTCTGCTTCGGAGATACTATTGGGAGAGTTGTACCATATATCCGTATCATTCCAGAAGAAGGGGTCTGCCCATTCGCCTTTCTCAAAACATCCGTTATAAGCTCGGATGTCATCGAGCATTTTCTGATATTCAGACTGATGATCTTCGGCTCTCTGATTGATGTTATCAATCTCTTCACTGATTACGTCAATCCTTTCATTGGTATCGGCAATAGCCTCATCAATTACTCCGGCGCCATTAGCCCATAGGTGGTCATTATTCCAGATAAAAAGATCCCCCCAGACACCATCGACAAAACAGCCAAAATGTTCACCTAATTTAGCGATATTATCATCTTGTGCAGTTTGCTCGCGTCCAATAGCTCTAAGCTGATAAGCAACTTGACGATGTTCTGTAAGAGCCTCCTTGCGAATTTCATCAGAAGTGTCCTGAAGTTCAGACTGAGTGGCTTCGATAGCCTCCTTATTGTCTTGAATATCAGAAATGTTTTTCTGAATGAGTTTGTTATTTGCTTGAATGAGAGAGAGGTTGGTCATTATGTCCTCATTTGCTTCATTCAGCTTATAACGAGTGTCACGAAGGTCATCGCGGAGATCAGAAATTGCACCAGTAATAACCCCGGTTTCATTAGCCCACAGAAGATCATTATCCCAAATGAAGATATTTCCCCAGATACCATCTGCATAGCAACTGAAGTGTTCTCCAATCTTGGCAATATTTTCATCCTGAGCGGTTTGCTCACGTCCTATGGCACGAAGCTGGTAAGCGACATTTCGGTGTTCTGTGACCGCATTTTGCTTAATGATTTCAATTTCATCATCATTATCAGCAATGGCCGAAGCGTTTACCTCAACATCAGATATGATAACTTTGATATTCTCTTCTGCATCAGATATTCTCGGAGTTGTGGCTTCAAGACCTGCCTGAAGTTCATCCAAACGTTCTTCGGTATCTGTCGGGCAATGACAAGAACCATTGAGATTTGTGTTGGTCCACTCAGATTCATTTATCCACAAGAGATTATTATCCCATACTCCATTGGTGAGAATGGAAATGCGATAAAGAAGAGAATCAATTTCATGTTGCTGACCCTCCTGTTTGGTATCAAGCCCATCGAATCTGCCGGTTATGGCCTGATGTTCTTTTTTGAACTCATCGTGCTCTTTGGCAAACTCTTTATGCTCTTTGCGGAAATCCTCATGTTCCTTACGGAAATCATCAAAAGTCTTATTGATAACCTTTAATGTATTTTCCTTCTCAGTATTGATTTTCTGTATCTCTTTGGTCAGATTCTCAATAGATTTCTGATGACCTTCAATTTGAGAATAAATATCCTCAAACGTATTATACATCAGATTAGAATTTTCCCACAGAGCGACATTGCTCCATTTCAGGCCATTATCCCAATAGCCATTACTGAAGCAAGCAAGAGTATCAATAAGGTCGATAATCTGCTCATCGTGCTCTTTGATAAGGTCCTGAAGGTCTTTAATTTTCCTATCATGCTTTTGGAGATGGGTATTAACTAACCCATGCTCTTTAGCATTTTCAAGCATTGCCTCCTCAAACGCCTTATCGCTTTTTGATAGGTGTTCGTCAAGTTCCTTTATATCAGCAGCAAGAGCATCAGTGATAGCGTATTTGTTGTTATCCCACAATGCTTCCTGGCTCCAATGCAAGTCATTTTCCCATACACCGGTGCTGAAACAGCTGAAAGAATTATTCAAATCATACACCTGATCCTGAAGGTACTCATTGATACCCATCTGAATCTTCTCTTGGCGTGCGACATGAGCAGCAAGTGCGCTTATTTCTGTGTTATGCTTCTCAGTTAAATCTTCTATGTCTTGACGATGGTTTTCATCCAAAACGTTTATCTGATTTTGCAAATCGTCAGTAATGGCGTACTTGTTGTTATCCCAGATTGTTTCATTACTCCACAGAAGAGTATCAATCCAGATTCCTTCACTGAAACAGCTGATGGTGTCAAAAATTGAATTTAACTCCCGCTGTTGTTCGGTATTGACTTTTTCAATGTCGTTGATGTGACCCCATTGGTCTCGATTGTCCTCCTGAAGTGCCTCGATTTCCTTCTGTTGCTTTTGAAAAGCCTCATCCAGTTTCTTGGCATAATCCAACATTTGCTGTGTAAGTTTGCGAGTATCAACGGCATAATTGTAATAATATGCCATATCAACCAGCACATCCCACACATCAGTATTGGTATAGACAATGTGCCCCTGGTCATCAGTCATCTTGATTGGGGATTTCCCCTGAGCCTGTAATACTTTACACCTAAAGACGCAGCCACACGCCGTGACCACGTTCTCTTGGTAGTATTTCTTGGTTAAGTCAAAAGTGTTTCGCCATTTTAAGGCAACACCAATTTTAACTATATTGTCATTATTAATACTCATACTATTGATTTATTTGAGTTGCATAAATATGCTGAGTGATTTCATCCAGTGTCATATCACTGATGTTGGTGCTGTTTGATACGATACCAAGGAGTCGGCCGGTATGAATGTCTTGTACCAGTCCAAGCATATTCTTGATATTGGCACTTGTTTGAGGCACCATATACAATCCTTTTCCTGCGTGGAATTGATCTTGGCGAATCATATATTTCACCACTGCCCGGCGCTTTAGGATAAAGCACTTGTGGCAAGTTTCAGTGAGCCAGTATGGTTGCTCAACCAATGCGGTATAGAGTCGGGTCTCGTCATTATCATTGATGATGAAAATTGGAGCGTCCTTTACATTATCCTCGGTCTCATCATCGAACATAACTATGGTATTCGCCTCTAAGGTGGCTGAAATGATGTAGTATTGATCGCTTGGAATAATCTCGCCTACACCATTGAACTGACCGGGTTCGACCTTATTGGCTATTCTGGAAACACTGGTTGTATAGTCTGTAAATAAAAGAATATTAAGTACATAAGGATAGCCGTTTAACAGCTCCATAAAATCGGTATCTGATAGTTCATTCAGGACCACATTGCGCCGCACATATTCATCAGTAAACAAACTAAAGAATGAGAGATTGAGGTCATCAATATCATCCAGTCCTATATCTGATTCCTCCTTTTCAGGGCTAAAAAGAACATCGAGCTTACACGTCTCGTTATCAAATTCTGCATCCTGAATGGGTTTCTTGTCGCCATTGAACTGAGCTTCCAGAACTTTCTGTAAATCGGAATGAGACACTACACAATTCAAATATTTAGTAATGCCCACGCCAGTTGTCGGATATCTATAACTTTTTCCGGGAGCACACAATGTCAGGAGCTGCGAAGCCTGATCATCACTGTAATTGATACTGATGTCAGTGCTTTTTGCAGAGTAGATGTATGCCTTATCCAGTGCCTCCGACTTGCTGTTCTGCACCATCTTGATCATAAATTCTCCATCAATATCTATGAATGGAAGCATACAAGCCGGTATGGGGGCGGCAATATTCTTGCTAAGGACATCGCTATTTACTGGCAAACCAAAATCGCCTCTGATTCTTTCAAAGACATAATACTTGCCATCGCGTAATCCTACAAGTCTGATTCTGAAATTGCTGGTATTGGGTATGTATGAAGATTTGAAACGGCAAGTCATTTCGCCATCTTCATATCCTACAATACTCCAGTAGGCTTCGGGAATAATAATGTTACAGATAAGAATGTCAAGTTCTTTATCCTCATCGAAGATATTACCCCACAATGAGTCGAACATCGGCACTGAAGCATTGGACTTGTCCTCGGTTAACAAGTCGCGCTCCTTCATATCTATGATTAAGTCTCTTACCATCTTTCTTGACTGCGTTTTATCTATAATAGTCAAATCTGATGGCTCAACTTATGGTTATTTTGGTTATAGTTGCTGTGCCGGTGGATGATACGGCTGGATGAGTGGCGGCACCGGGAGTCACATTCATTGCAAGACTGTTTATCCAGTCCATAATTCCCCCACATACCACTTCCCAGACCTTTTGTTGTGGGTCTTTATCTCCAACATCGTGTGTAGCTTTCAGATTGGCCTGAGTTGTTACAATTCCTATCGGTAAAAATGGTTTTTGTGGAAAAACCAGTCCTCCGTTGCCCATTGGAGCTAATTGAAATCCAGCAATAATATTGGCCTCAATTTGTTTAATCCAACTATCAAAACTATTCGATGGACCAGTGGGAGCGCAACTGCCAACAATCTTAAAAGTGTCGGACACTAATGGATCTGGGGCAGGTGGAACGCCAGGGATAATACCAACATAAGCAACTACGACTGTAGTGTTGGCTACCAGATACTCAGTAATTCCAGCTGCTACTGCACTCATAGCGGCAGTGACACTCCCGGCAGAATAATCTTTGCCGGAAGTGCCTATTGAACTTTTGAGTTTTGATATGATTGTTTGTGCAAAAGCTGACTTACTCATAATTAAGTTCCACTAACTGATGATCCACAATGAGGAGCGCCACTGAAAGGACACACTTTAATGGCATTGAACGGTCCATTTAAGTCGGTAGCTGATACTCCTTTGGTTTTGAGAGTGCCACCGGTAATGGTAACTGAAGTTCCGTCAACTTTTACGTCGGAGCCTTTGATTTCACAACTGCTTGTTTCGATTTTGGCTTTATCGGTTTTGATATTCACTGAGCCATCTTCTTCGGTAATGGTTGTGCCTCCGACTTGAAATGAGACCTTGCCACTGGTCTCAATCATTACGTTTTCTCCATCAATGGTGATTTTCGTGTCACCTACTGTGATGATTTTATGCTCAACAGTTTTTTCTTCTTTGAACCCCTCTTCATCATCCGGGGAAATAATCTGGTCAGTGATGGTGGTGCAGGTGTATTTTGTACTGGTCTTATTTTTAGTTGGTTCTAATTCATAATAATCCTTATCCAAACCATCATCAGTCTCGATAAGTTTTTCTGTCTCGGTAACACCAATTTCTATCACACCATCATCCTCTCCTTCAAGCGAATGAGCGAGCATTTGAATACGCTTTGCGTGGCTATACATAATCACATACTCTTGACCATCTGTGGGATTCTGAACAATAACAACTTCAGAATAAAGCATGGGAACAATCAGGACACCATCAGAGTTATCCTGAATGGCAGACAGAAGCACTCCCTCATGATGACCGGTACCCATAATCGGATATTCATCAGGCTCATAGTTAAATTCCTGAACATCTATAGTTCCGGCCAAATCTCCCTCTTCATGGATGGCACATACATACCCTATGATTTTCTTAGTTCCGCGTACTGCGCCATCAGGCCCAGTCATACCTTGACGAGCCATTTGACCTATTGACCGGCGCACATCGCCGGAATATTTATTGATTCCTCCTTTGAGCGACATAATGATTAAATGATTTGAACTGGTTTTGAGAATGTGGCAATCTTAAACGGGATATGAAGTTCTCGGCGATAACCATTCATTCCGAAAGTGGTATTAACGGCTTCAACATAGTAATACCCATTCTTTTCAGGCTGTCGAACATCTATCAATCCTATAATGTCGGTAGGACGGACAAGAAGATCTCCGAATATTTCAATCGACCCGGATATGCCATTGGGATTATAGTTTGCCCAATATTGCTTTGCTTCTTCTATCAACTCTTCCTCCGTAATACCAACTTTTGTTGAGATATACTGGATGACGTGATATTTGTCGAGTTTTGCCGGATCCGTCAAATGTCCTTCAATACGCTTTGTGCTGTAGGTGCCATTGACGAATTTCATCTTCTTTCTATCTTTTACCTTACGGCGATTGACAACCTGAAACTGGCCATCGCTATCAATTACCCACCCCTCATCATCAGGATTGGGATTTTTACGCAATGTCAGCTTAAAAAACTGATTATCCTTTGTCCGCCCCTGAGCTTCAACTGCAAGATATTTTTTATCATTGCGTTTGAGATTGAGCTTGTCATGAGCGACATCCCAGTCAAATTGAATGAGTTTGACTGAGTTGTTTCCCCCATTGTAGGTGATGTATTTCTTATCATTGTTCGGTAGGCCACCACCTTTCCCGGCATAATAAGTCAAGCCGACACGAAGTTGAACAGAACCATCTGATTTGGTTTCCATTATGCAGAGGACACCGCTCTTACTCCATTCAGTCAATACATCGGCTATTGTGAGATTGTTACTGATTGAACCACCACTTACTGATATGGTTGAACCTTTACTGGCAGCTGCCAGAGGTATGCCAGTATCTTGTAAGAGATGATATGTGCCATCATCATCGAGAAAATCCTTAACCATTAATGTGGCTTTGGCCGATATGTTGGGGGTACTGACAGAGGCAAGGATATGAGCCATATTGGTACACTCCAATTCCAGAGGTGTATCTACTGAAATGGCTGTGATAAAGCCGGTAAATACAACATCCATATTGGGATCACTGTCAGCAGTGTTCATTTTCTTGAACTCAGTCTCTGAATAAGCATATCCCAGTCTGATTTCAATACGATTTCCAACCGCAACATCGTTGGGGCTTAATAAGGCCGGCTCATTCTTTGTTCTGTTAAAATCTATCAATCCCTTATCATCATAGTTGGCGGCCATAGACGTGGTGGAAATTCCATCTTCACTAAATAATGCTGTCGGAGAAGTAGTGATATCACCATCATTATTAGCTGTGATAAGAGTGTTTTCTTTATCAGTTGAGTCTGCTTTATCGCCACTTGTTACATCCTTTTCTTTTCTGCTGGAGAGATTGATTACAGTGCCACGAGGGAATTTAACTACAGCCTTATTGATAAGGTTTTTTGCTGAGTCTGACACTTCAATGCTTTCACATTCTCTAATGGTGAGGCATTGATTAGCTGAAGGTATGGAAAACCAATCATTACCATTAGCCTTCCATATCTTGATCTGACAAACGAGTATAGCGAGTTTATCCTCATACGCCTTATGCTGATAGTATTTGGGCGTGAGGGTGTATTCGACCTGCTGAACTAAATCAGGTCGCTGAGTTCGGAGTGCTGTTAAATCTGAAGCCATAATTATAACTCATCTTCCAGCAGACCGGCGGCGAGTCCAATTCCTTGTTTGAGTGCATCGGCTGCCATAGACTTCAGTCCTTCAAGCTGGTTGTTCAACATCTTCATCCATTCGCTGCCATCATCATCCTTGGCCGATACATTCTTCTGAGGAATGATAGAAACCGTATCTTCAGAAATTTCGATTTCATTTTCAGGCTGGAGGCCGATAGCAGAGAATGTGTATTGCTGGAGTGCCTTGTATCCTTGACGCGGAGAGACACTGAAATTCTCAATAACAATATGGGTAATTCCAAGCTGGTCAAGTACCATATTATTGATTTTGATGATACCCTTGTATTGCATGACCTTATAGAACTTCTGCATCTCTTCTGCCGGATAGATGTCAGGTTTACCACTGGTAATCTGTCCTGAGACTGTGAATTTTATATCGCCATTGGAAACCAGTTCTTTTCGGCTATAGTCTCGGCCAGTCACACGGGTGGCTATGAGGTTTTTGTCGGAATTGATTGTAATCAATGCGGTTGTGTCATACCAAACCAAAGTTTTTGTAGTTACGGTATTGCTCACTGTATCAGGCTCTTGCTCCTTATAGATACCTTTCTTTGCATCGACAACTTTGGTACGATATACTGGGAATTTCTGAGTGACAGTAATGCTTTGATCAAGTTCAATACCTAACATCAATGCCTCTGGAGCTTTACCACCCCAATCATCCAAGGCGTATATGGTTCCACCATCGACCTGCATCATACCGTATTCCTTAGCCTCAACTTCTTGTTTCTTCAGTTCAGACTCTACCCATGCTGCACCGACAGTATCTTTTGTTCGCTTACCATTCAGAAGGGAGTTAAAAGCATTGACCGCTTCATTTTTCAATTCAGATACAGCTCCCCGGACAACCCCTTTGACTGCTACTTGAAGTAGTGAGCCTCCGGCGCCGTCTTTGTAGTAAAATTTACAGTTGCTATCTCTACCACCATTGGCAATTTTACTCTGTAAAGTATTGAACAAGGCCCCCATTGTAGAAGCCATTGCACTGCCGGTGGATGTTATTGCGAGGTTATTTAGACTTGTACTCATACTCTATAATAGTGTTGTGATGAGAAAATGAAAATGCCGCCTTTCCCAACAAATTTTCGGTACTTGGCGGCATTACGATTATGTAAGATCCATTACTCGCTGAGCCTGATTTGAGGCTTCGGCAAACATCTGATAGACAGCTCCCGCTATTCTATCTTCCATTGTCGCAATCAAATCACGCTCTTCAGCACTGGAGGCCACTGTGGTTCGGTCAAAATTAGCCAGATTGTTAATGTTGAATACAACCTGAGTGGGTCTTGCCGCAGTTCTATCATAGTGAGAAGCGTATGCTTGCTGGTCTTTCGCTGGAGCCGGAGTTGGTGTTGAGGTCGGAGTATTCTGAGTGCCAGAATTGTTGTTTCCAAACTGTTTTGCCTTTTCCGTCAAGTGTTTGTTATGTTTAATGATGGTATTGGCAGTTTTGCGCGAGATGTTGCTATACATCTGCTGTTGCTCTCCGGAACGTGTCACAACACGATTACCAAGATTAATCGTATTGCCGGATCTGCCCATCACAAAGTCCACATACTGCTTTTCAGTGATACCAGCTTTTGCCCATTCTGAATTGGAATTATTGTCAATCCATTGAGCATAGTATTGTCTGGGAGTTTCATCTCCGTATTTAGCACCATTAAGTTGATGACGGATTTGATTTTTCAGATTATTTGCATCACTAATGTCAATGATTCCAGCTTCGGCCATCATCTTATATGCAGTTCCGATAATGTCGGTGAATCCTTGAAGAGTCAGGTTAAAGTTTGTGACCTTGGTCCGGATTTGATCTAAGATATTCGTGAATCTCAACTGACCATTCGGAAGAGTGGAAAGCATTAACTCAATATTGGCTTGCTGCTGCCCATCAGCTGAAACGGCGTTGTATATAACGTGATAATCACCAATGATATTGGAGATTGCGTTATACCATTCATCAGTGTATAACTTGGCGCGATTCTCTGCATCTGACAACCACTGATAAGCGTTCATTTTTCCCACCAAGGTACCCATTTGACCATTGATAGTTGCATCAAGAAGGTTTTGCGCACCTAACTGATACTGGTCATAAACACTACGGTTGCTTGTCTGCTGGAATTGTTTAGGTGTCATTCCGGCAGAAGGCAATTTAGCAGTGAACTGAGACATGAATCTGTCTCTTATGGCAAAGGCTGCCTGCTGATATTCGATTTCAGATTTATATGTGGTCTCTCCAGCAAGATACTTTTGACGGAGTTCCGCAATCTCTCGTATGGCCTGCTGAGTACGGAGGTCATTTGCACCTTCGATCATAAGTGCATCCTGAACCATACCATTGCGTTGATTTATGGCCGTATCTTCATCGGCATGCCACATATTCCACAATGCTATACCAAGATTGCTTGCATCATTATGAAGGTTGTACTCCATTTGCTTATGCTTCTTAGAGAAGTCATAATTCCGTGCATTACCGATAGCGAGAGAATAAGCTGGATTTGCAGTTATGACATTCTTCCACTTGGTCGTAACATCATTTACTGACTGCTTACTTGCATCTTTTGAGAAATCATTAAAAATTGTCGCATAAAGTTGATTGAACTTCTGCTTATCCGCATTATATTTCTCGATTTGAGTAGTGTCAATACTGGATATTACAGGAGCAGCTTCAGGAATATTCTCATTCATCATATCCTGATACCACTGACCTTCCTTGGTAAGTTCTCGATGGGTTCGATCAGCAGCTTTGTTGGCCTGTACTCTTGCACGTTGCTGGGCTTCAGAGGTGCCATCTATGCGCTGTTTGAGCTTATAGAGACCATATCCAAGTCCGGCCACAGCACCAACAGCCAATGTTACAGGGTTTACCAAGAATCCGGCGGCCTTGGCCAATCCAGTAAGTAATCCCATAAGCATACTCTTCAGTCCACCAAACATCGGAGCGAATGAAGCCATAGTTGGCACAGCGGTTGCGGCAGCTCGGAAAGCACGCCCAGCTCTGGCCGAGCCATACATTCTCACGGCTCGTTCACGCACTGCTGCATAGTGCTGGCGTGTCTCTTTATTGAGCGCGGCCAATGTAGTTCGCTTGTTCGCTCCACTAAGAGCTAACTCTCCGGCCAATATAGCGTTTGCCGCCATAGCATTATGCGCTCTGGTAGCGATATTGCCTCGGATAACCTTGTTTGTGCCCCACTTACCAGAACCAACTATGAATGGAGCGTTTGTTATAGCAGCGTTTGCCGCACCTCCAGCAACAACCCGACCGGCCACATTGCGTGTCATTGTTGTGCCTCCGGCAGCAGATATGCCGGCCAAAGCCATGATGGAGCCTTTGAGACGGTCAAATACACCAATCAAAGATATGATAGGAGCAATGAGCGCACCCATCTGGGTAATACCCATTTGGAATGTGATCCAGAATTTGATAAGTCCGGGAGCTGCATTGTAGAGAGAGGCCCATATCTTGACAAACCACGCCATAACTTTGCCTATCTCAATGATTAAATCGAGAAGGTTCTGCATCATCTGGATTGTTTCGGGTTTAGCAAGGTAGTCTCTTAGTTTTTTCAACATTTCTTCAAATCCACCTTGACGATTTTCAAACGCCTGAACAATGCCTTCAGTAAATGTTGATGTGACTTGTGCCCACAGACCTGATATGGTGTTCTGTTTCTCTTCTGCAATAGCACCAGAGATATTTCCATTGACGGAATTACGGTTTGCCAGCATAAGAGATACAAGAGAGCTAAGGCCAGCCTTACTACTCATCTTGTTCGACACAGCTTCGATACCAGTCCCAATCTCTTCGGCAACCCCTTTATCGCCACCGGCAGCGGCAAGTAAGGTTGCAGCGGCGCCAGGTTGAGCAGTGATTCGGAAAAGATTACCGACAATAGAGGCCATTTGGTTTTCAGGTATGCGCTGGGCCATTTCGATTAAGATGTCGGACATAGCACGATAACTACCATCTTCTTTGAGGGTAGTGATCCCGTAGCTTTGTTTCATCATATCCAGAACTGCCTTCTGATTTTTGTTTGGCTTAAAGAGGTTCTGATACATCATACGGAGAGCAGTACCAGCAGATGAAGCCTGAATACCAGCATTACCCATGACACCAAATAATGCCATCGTATCGGCAAAAAGATTGGGGTCATTACGGCCATACATATTTGCCACACCACCACCATATTTTGCTGACTCGGCCAACATCATAAGGTCGGTATTAGATCGAGTAGCGGTTGTAGCCATAATATTTGCTGCCTCACGCATACGATCAGGAGCAATCTGGAAGGTGGTCATAATATTGGTCATCTTATCGGCAGTCTCGCCCAAATCAGAATCTCCGATAAGAGCAAGGTCTGCGATAGGTCGAATCGCTGCATTAATTGCATCTATATCATAACCGGCCATAGCAAGAAAACGAGCAGCACTGGCAACTTCAGGAGCAGAGAATTTTGTATTGACACCAACATTACGCACAGTCGCTTCCATATTCTTGAATGAATTTTGACTGTAAGTGTCAGTACCATTCTGAAGTATGGCCTGGGTAGTGCGCATTGTGTTCTGGTACTCCATAGCCTGACTGAATGAGCTTCCGATTGCTGACATTGCACCACCAATCGCAAACATCACGCCCATACCCTTGGCCATATCCACAGCCATAGGTGTGCGAACACCAAAAGAAGTCTGGCCCGTAAATGGATATGCCCACCTACGAGAACGGTCAAAGAATGGTTTTGGCTGCCCAGTTCGTATAGGCACCATACCAGTGCCGCGAGATTGTGTGGGCTGGCCGACACCATTGATCTTAGCTACATCGCCTTCAAGTTTATTGATTTGACTTTGCAACGCCCAAGGCACCGCCACACTTGCTTTCTGCATCTGAGTTGATACTCCTTGCAGATATTTCAGCATTTGTGTAGCCTCCATTCCCGGAGTGGGCATAATACCAGTGGTCGCTACTGCTTGACGGAAGTAACGACGATGTTTGGTGAGCATATTCAGTTGCTCTTTGTTTTGGGCAAAGGGCAACATCGCATTTTGAGCCTGAGCTTGTAAACGAGCAGCTTTCTGAATATTAGACTCACTTGGCTTACCCTTGGGATTTATTTGAGCCAATTTCCAGCCATCTGTATATCTTGATACAGCAGCTCGCGCTGAAGAATGTTGTTGAGTAGCGGCAGAAAGAGCATTACTTGACATCGTACCATATCGAGCCATCAATGCTGTTTCATGCTGAATTGCATTAGCGAATGGGGCTTGTGCCTGACGATATTGGTCAATTTGAGATTGTAGTGCGGCTTGGGAGGATTCTATTCTGGCAATGGCGCTTCTTTGATTTTTATTAGGCTTTTTCAAAGAAAGAAGCGGTTTTTTCATTTCCTCAAGCTGTGCCATCTGTTTCAAATATGGCTCCATTTGCTTTTGGATAGCTGCATATTGTGTCTTTGCCGCTTCCAAACGAGCATTAGACTTCCCAGTGCTACGAGCAATCTGAGACTGGATTCGTGCTACGTTTCCTCGCGCATTACTTTCATCTCCCCTGAGTTTTGCCAGGTATTGCTGTTGTTCAGGATTAAGATATGATGTAAGATCGTTAGCTCTAACCCATTTATATCCATTAGGCGCAGTGTGAGCTGCCGGAGCTGAAGAGCCCCAAGCAACTTTATTTTTACCTGTTCCAGCAGTAGTGGGAGCTAATTTTCTTAATCGTTCTTCTTCGGCAAGCTCATAAGGCGTTTTTTGAGCAAAAGCAGCCATTGCATTTCGCTTCATTTGGTCAAGCTGCCACGCCCTTCTTCGTTGTTGATCTGCAATCTGAGTTGCATAATTTGAAGGAAGTATACCACCCTTGGCTAAATGTGCTCCAAGTTGATCTCTATATTGTCTTGGAGTCAAAGGTTGATGGCCCGTGTGTCCTGCCTGCTTACCACTCTTTTGAGCAACGCCAACACCAGCAGTCTTTGGAGTTGTGCCAGCCTGACCAGCGGCACCTCCAGCTACACCAGAAGCAGTGAGCTTGATATTCTGAGGACTGGCAGCCTTAACAGCTGTAATAAATTCCTCCAGTTTTGCGATTGCCGGCGTAATATTCAAATTAAGTTTGATGGGAGGAATACTGCCGGCCATCTTTTTAATTTGTTCCTGTCGGCCAATAACACCCTTCTCCCACATCAATTTAACCGCAACGGGTATGGTCTGACGTGGGATGCTTTTGATTTGACTGATTATGTCTTTGGTATCAATCGTTGCAGTTATAGGAGTTGTAGTGCCTGACTTCTTTCCTTTAACTGGAGTAGAAACTGGTGTTTCCTTTGCTGTGGGCGCAACAGTAGTGCCAACCACACTCGTTTTGGGGTGTGGTGTGGTTGAGGTGGCAGCACCAGTGCTTTTTACTGGTTTGGGGGCAGCCTTTGCTTGTTGTGCGGCTAAGGTTTGTAACTGCTGCTGGGCTTTATCAGTTAATAAGTTTACCCTAACATCCAAAGTTGGTGCAGGAATTGATCTTACAGATGCAGCCACCTGATCGGCCATTATTTTTACATTGACCGGGATAGCTTCTGCAACTTTACCTTGGATTTTAGTGATTTCTCCTACAACTGATATTACCGGGGGTTTGGCTGTAACATTGATTTTTGAGAGATTGCCTACAATATCAAGAGCCAGAGGTTTTACAGTTTTT